CATAAACTGGTAAATTTACTTATATTTATAAACTATAAAACCAAAATATAAATGTCTCAAAATCAACAGGTTATACAAAGAAAAGAGATAGAAGCATTTAAAAAAGCTTTTAGAAAAAAGCATGGAGTTACTCTCTATGTTTTTACTCCTTCTGAAGAAAGATATAGAATACCAATTGATGAATATCTTAAGGTTACTCTAGCAGCAATTCATGAGAACAACCCAGAGTTTAAATACATAAAAAAGATTTCAGGCACAAGGCTTAGAAAAAGAGATTATGTAAAATGGATACAAACTATGTGTTATATAGCATGGCAAGATGGTCATACTAAAACAAGCATAGCTAGATCTATAGGTAAGAATCACGCAACAGTGATTAACTCATGTAGAATGATGGAGAATGCTTTCTTTGCAAAGGACAGAGAGATTATAGAAACATTTGATAAGTTAATGGCAAAACTAATAGAATATGTGGGAACTGTTCCAGCAAATCTTGAAGAGAAAGATGACACCAAACCAATGTCTGATCCTATTTGGGATCAAGCAAGGAGTTTCATTGCCCAAGATTAAAGCTGAAGATAAAGAAGAATTAATAGAATTAGGCATGCTTGAAAAAGTAGATGGCCTGTATAAAATGACACCAGAAGCAAAAGCTTTTTGTGCAAGGCTTGATAATTATTTTGTAAAAGCCAAAAAGAAAACTGACATACAACTTATGGGTAAGAACTTCAATGATAAGATTCATGCCTATAGGGAAATATTTCCTGCTAAAAAACTACCAAGCGGTAAACCTGCAAGAAATAATGTCAAAGCATTAGGTGAGAACTTTAGATGGTTCTTTGAAACATATGACTATAGTTGGGATGATATAATGAAAGCAACTAAGATGTATGTTAATGAGTACAGAGACAAAGATTACCTGTATATGCAGACAAGTCAATATTTTATATCAAAACAAGATAAGCATAGAGTAAAACATTCTACTCTTGCAGATTATTGTGATATGATTATTGATGGTATAAGTACTGAAGAAGAATATTTTAAAGAAAACGTTGTATGAAAAATAAACCGTCATGGATTGGGCAGTATGCTGCATTTAATGATGCACTTAAATATATGTATGCTAGGTCAACAGGTGAAGAGAAATCAATATATACACCGTGGCCTAAGTTTAATGATGCTACAACAGATGGTTTAGAGTGGAACACATTAACTGTTATAGGTGGTAGACCTGGCTCAGGTAAAACACTTATTAAGGACCAGATCATTAGAGAATCATTTATATTAAATCCTAATGATACATTTAGAGTATTAGAATTTCAATTTGAAATGGTGGGTAGAACCTCAGCCATTAGAGAGTTTAGTTCTATTACCGGTAAAACATACAAAGAACTGTGTAGTGCAGGATCTATACTAAATACTGATGTATTAAATACATGTCATCAGTATGCTAAAGAAAGAGTTAAGTACCCTGTAGATATAATTAGTACCCCTATGACTGTAAATCAGATGCGTGATCAAATAGACATGTATATGAATGAACATAAAGGTACACCTACTATAATTACATTAGACCACAGTATGTTAGTAAAGAGAGCACCTTATCAGAATAGCACATTAGATATGTTGTTTGAGCTTGGTGAATTCTTTACACAATGTAAAAGAGATTATCCTTGTTTGTTTATCTGTTTATCACAGTTAAACCGTAACATAGATAATCCTGATAGAGCTGTTGATGGTAAATATGGTAACTATATTCTTGAGTCAGATATATTTGGCTCAGATGCAATGCTACAGCATGCTGATACTTTAATAGGTATTAACAGGCCAGCAAAGCAGAAGATTAGATACTATGGTCCAGACAGATACATAATAGAAAATGATAGAACCCTGGTGTTACATTTCTTAAAAGCAAGGAATGGTGATGCACGCATGTCATTCTTTAGAGCAAAGTTTGAGCAGATGCAAATAGAAGAAATGCCAACACCTAATCAACAAGAACGCAGATGATAAATACTAAAAATTTAAATAATAGAAAAACTATGGGACTAACACCACAGCAAAGAAAAGAAAAGGTAGCATCCCTGAGAGAAGAACATGAAGACTATTTCCAAACACAGGGAATAATCAATGCTCTCTATATACCAAAGATGGCTTATAGACCAAAGGGAAAAGATGAACTGCATGTATCTTTCTTTCCAAGTGAGCTAGAAAAGTCAGAAGATATATATACAGAATTTGTATCTATAGATTATGAAACAGAAGATCCAAAGAGAACATTATATTATCATAAGTATAATCCACATTGGAGAGAAGAGTATGAACTGATTGAATCAAGTGCAGGTTTTGTAAGACACATCATACCAGTTAATGAATTAAAAATTATTAATGATGTTACAAGTAGAGGAAGTAAAGTAATAGAAGACTTTGCTAATCTACCTAACCCTGATGATGTTTCTTCAACTGCTCCCTCCCTCACCTCTGCAGATCCTAAATTAATAAAATCATTAGAGGATATAAATGCAACATTAAATAAATTAATAACAGTAATAAGTAATCATGGCAGATAGCGTATTAGTAATTGCAGATTCAGGTACAGGAAAGTCAACCTCAATCAGAACATTAGACCCTAAAGAGACTTTCATTATAAACATTGCTAATAAACCATTGCCGTTTCAGGGATGGAAAAGCAAGTATACACAAATCAGTAAAGAAAATAAAGATGGTAATATAACATCTGCATCTTCTTCTGCTGGCATAGTGAAAGCTATACAACATGTAGATAAGAACATGCCTCACATTAAAACATTAGTTGTTGATGATTGGCAATATATGAGTTCTTTTGAGTATTTTGATAGAGCCAATGAGAAAGGTTATGATAAGTTTACACAGATTGCAGCTAACTTAGCAATGGTTGCAAAGCTTCCTAAAGACTTAAGAGATGACCTAACAGTATTCTTTTTGACTCATTCAGAAGATTCAACTGATATAAATGGAAATAGAAAAATCAAAGCTAAAACTATTGGCAAAATGATTGACAATACATTAACTTTGGAAGGTCTATTTTCAATTGTCCTTTTTGGTAAGGTAAATAAAAATGATGATGGTGAACTTGAATATGGTTTTGAAACACAAAACAATGGAGAGAACACATGTAAATCACCAATGGGTATGTTTGAGGAAAATTTTATCCCAAATGACCTGCAATTTGTAAAAGATTGTATTGAAGAATACAATAAGTAAAATTAATTATTAAAAAAAGTAAATTATGTTAAGTACTAAAGACATGTCTGCTGGATCAGGCAGCATCAAACCAGTTATTGGAGTGGGTAACCACAAAGTAAAAATTAATTCTATCACATTTGACCAGACACCATATGATAGTGAGGCTTATAACATTACTCTGCATATTGAGTCTGAGCCTGTAACAGGTGAGTTCAATGGTTTCTTGAAAGATATGAATAATCCAAATGGTGAGCGTTATGCAGGCCAGGTAGGTAGAGTTAGATTTAGCCCATATCCATTTAAAGATGCTGTTTTGCAGAATGGTAATGAAATCAGTAGAGATACAGAAGTCTTAAAAGCTATGGTATTTCTAGCAGAAGTAGTTAATAAGAGAGATGAGTTAGATGCTATTGAGGCAAATACAATTGAAGACTTTATGGTTAAGGCTGCAAAAGTATGTTCTAACACTGGATACATTAATGCTTGCTTAGGTGCACGTGAGTGGGAAAACAAAGAAGGTTATGTAAACAATGACTTGTTTTTACCTAAGAGAAGTAAAGAAGGTGTTCCATTAGAAGCTCTAGATAAAGAAAATAGTAATCTATTAACTTTTGATAGAAATAATACTAATCACTTTAGACCTTTTGTAAAGAAGGAAACAACAACTACAGATAAATTTGAACCTGCAGTAAGTGCAGCTAGTGACTTTGATCTGTAATATAAACCAAAAGAGTGGGCTCAGTATAATGCTGGGCCCATTTCTTTTTAATATATTTGGATCAAATGTTTAGCACAAAGAATTTAATATCAAAAGAGACAGATGTACCAAGTTATTGGGTCTTTCAATATTATTTAGATCTTCCTGAACAGCTTACTGGACAAGACATAAAGATTAAATCAATATTTAATCCTAATGAAAGAACAGCAAGCTTTTGCATTTATGTAGATAAATCTATAATGCAGTATAAGTTTAAAGACTTTTCAACAGGTAGGGGTGGTAATAAAGCAGATCTTGTAGGTTATTTATTTAATCTAGGATATCCACAAGCCACAAGAAGAATTATTGATGACTACAATAGATATATATTAGAGAACGGTAAAGTTAATATTACATTTACCCCACAGGCTAGATGGGAAATTGACTTTATAAAGTATAGAGATTGGAATACAGTTGATCAAGAGTATTGGTTATCATTTAGAATTGGTAAAACTATGTTAGATACTTATAACGTTAAGCCTATAGCATATTTTAACATGATAAAAGAAGATGGCAATGAAATTGAAACTCTAAAGATAGAAAGTAAACAGTGCTATGGCTATCATGATAAAGATGGTGAGGTATATAAAATATATCAACCTAATAGCAAGAAGCATAAGTTTCATAAAGTTAAAAACTATCTGCAGGGTATAGATCAGCTTGAGTATAATCAACCATACTTAGTGATATGCTCTTCTCTTAAAGATGCAATGTGTTTAAAAAGTATGGGTTATAACATAGAAGTTATTAGTCCTGACTCAGAAAACACTATGATTAAACCTCATATCATTGCTAACTTAAGAAAGAAGTATAAAAACGTTATCACTTTATTTGACAGTGATGATGCGGGTAAGCATGCTATAGAAAGATATTATGATACATATGGTATACACGGTGTATATCCTACATTGTGTAAAGATGTATCAGATGCTATGAAAACTCATGGGTTTGAAAAGACACATGAAATGATTAAGCCTATTCTTAAACATGCTTTAAATAAATAATTATGGAAATAAAAAGAAGATGGTTCATACCAGGTAATGTTCCTAGTAGTAAGAATGGTAGAAGATGGACCGGTAAATATTTTATAGCAAGTAAAGCAGTTATGAACTACAGAAAAGCAACTAAACAGTATTATGCTGATTTTGCTGAAGAGTTTAAAGCTGAGGTTGCTAAACAAGATTTACCTGTAAGAATAAGCTTTGAGTTTATCAGAGGGACCAAGCATAAGTTTGATTATATTAATCCTGCACAGACAGTACAAGATGATATGGTTAAGCATGGTTGGATAGAGGATGATAATGCAGAGTTTATTATACCAGATTTTAAAGAGTATTCTTATGATAAGAAAAACCCCGGTGTTTGGATTGAGTTAATTATAAAAGATGAAGATTTCTAAGAGAATAATAACACTTGATGAATTTTTTAGATATAAAGAGATGTTTTCAGGATTACCTGAAGATCAAGCATTAGCTAATGAACTATATCAAAAAGCTGATTATGCTGATAAGGAATTATTAGATCAACTTATGGCTAAAGCTTTAGTATTTGATAAGAGATATAATTTCTGTGTTGCTGTAAAGCATGCATTTAAATTAGGTTCTTTTAAAACATCTAGACTCTATGCATTCATTGAAGCAAAAAAAGTAAATAAAGTATATATGGATATACTAAGAAAGTTAAAAGATTATGATTAACATACAAGATGAGGTTGCAAGAACAACCAAGAGTTTAATATTTGCTGAGCCCTTTTATGGGCTCTTTTTAATTGGTATCAATAAGAAGTATAGCATGGGCCTGCCAACAGCAGGTGTAAGTAAAAACAATATTGGTATACAATTGAGTATAAACCCAGAGTTTTATAAAAATCTAAGTGAAGATCATAGGTTTGGTCTTATTAAGCATGAGCTACTGCATATTGCATTTGGTCATCTTATCACAAGAGATTTATATAGTGACAAGAAACTATTTAATATAGCTGCAGATCTAGAGATCAACCAGTATATAATAGAAAGTAAACTGCCTGAAGGCGGATTATTGTTATCAAGCTTTCCTGAACTGAACCTACCAACAAAAGCAGGTACAGATAAGTATTATGAATTACTACAACAGGCAAGACAAGATGGTACATCTCCATCTCTTGATAGCTTAATGGACCAAATGGATGGTACATCACCTTATTGTCACAGTACTTGGGAAGATTTTAATGAGTTGCCTGAAGCTGATAAAAAGTTGTTGCAAAAACAAATAGAGCATCAATTAAAAGAGGCTGCAGAAACAACTCAAAAGAAATGTGGTACTATACCTGGGGAGTTAAAAGAACTTATAGATAGACTTCTTAATATTGAACCACCTAAGTTTGATTGGAAAGCATATCTAAGAAGATTTGTAGGTAACTCTAGTATAGTTTATACAAAGAAGCTGAGACGTAAGTACAATAAAAGATACTCAGCTAACCCTGGTCTTAAGATTAAATTTAAGAATCACATACTTGTTGGTGTTGACACAAGTGGATCTGTAAGTTCTAATGAATTAAAAGAATTCTTCTCTGAGCTTACACATATGCACAAGACTGGTCATAAGATTACAGTAGCACAGTGTGACACTAGCTTGAACAGCGTGAAAGAATTTAATCCAAAGAAAGATTGGGAAATACATGGTCGTGGTGGTACTAGTTTTCAACCAGTGATTGACCACTACAATGAAAAGAAAGGGCAATATACAGCTCTTATATATTTAACAGATGGTGAGGCTTATGCTCCAGAGAACTGTCCTAATAATACGTTATGGGTACATAGTTCTATGTGTAGTATAAATGAAGAGTTACCAGGAAAGAAAATTCAACTTAATTAATAAAAAGAAATGGCACAAGTAAATTTAAATGTAACTGAACTAAAGGGATTTGTAAATCATATCATTAAGAACAATAGATTTTTGCAAGAGAATGGCAAAGGTCCTGTATCTGTAGAGGTAGTAGGTGAATCAGGTATTGGTAAAACATCTACAATTGTAGAGCTTGCACAAGATAATAATCTAAACTTTGTAAAGCTTAACCTTGCACAGATTGAGGAGCTAGGTGATCTAGTAGGTTTCCCTGTTAGACAGTTTCAGATGTATAAAGAGAAGAAAGTGTATCAAAATGGTACACAAGGAAATGATGTAGCTATGGTTACTGCAGCTCAAAGAGCAGCTGGTACCAGTCTAGCAAATCTATCTGCACCAACAACAAAGAAAGTTGGTTTATGGGTAGATGAACTTGCCGTACAAGAATATCTAAAGAATGGATATAAGATGACAGGTAAGAACAGAATGTCTTATTGTGCACCAGAATGGATTGCTGATAAGAAAGAAGGTGGCATTCTATTACTAGATGATTGGAACCGTGCAGATACAAGGTTTATACAAGCAGTTATGGAATTAGTGGACCGTCAGAGTTATATTTCATGGACACTACCAAAAGATTGGCACATAATTTTAACAGCAAACCCAGACAACGGGGATTATATGGTTAACAGTGTTGACTCAGCACAGAAGACTAGATATGTAACCGCTAACTTAAAGTTTGATGTTAATGTATGGGCACAGTGGGCAGAAGGTGCAGGGATTGATACTAGATGTATTAACTTCCTGTTACTTCACCCAGAGCTTGTTACACAAGAAACTAATGCAAGATCAATTACTACATTCTTTAACTCTATATCAAGCTTTGAATCTTTTGAAGATAACTTAGCAATGGTTCAGATGATTGGTGAAGGTAGTGTTGGAGATGCATTTGCTTCTATGTTTACAACCTTTATCAATAATAAGCTAGATAAGCTTGTTACACCTGCAGATTTATTGACTCATGATAATGAGCAATATATTCTTAATGAGTTAAGATCTTGTATTGGTAAAGATGATACATACCGTGCAGATATTGCATCTACATTGGCAACAAGACTTGGTAACTACTCTGTAGTATATTCTCAAGATAATACTATTTCACAGAAAGTTACTGATAGATTGAAGACATTATGTACTGCGGATTATTTTACTAATGATCTTAAGTATTTAATTGTACGTACAATATTTAATGGTAATAAAAAGAAGTTTAATAAACTAATGATGATCCCTGAGATTGTTAAAATGACAATGAAGTAATATGGCAACAAAATCCGTATATCAAGATTTTGATGCAGATGCTTTGAAACACTTTGGACTAGAGGCTGACCCATTTTATGGGTTAGTTTCTAGCTCTATGAGTGTTAACAAAGTGTTGTGCACCCAAGATCAAACAACATATGAGAAAATACACAGTATATTAACTGTCCCTACAGAAGATGGACAAACTTTTAGAACTAAAAAGAAAGCTTTCATACTACCAAAGTGTAATGTATCACAAGATAGGTTGAAAGCAGCTCTTAAAGAGCATAGTATAACTGTAACAAATAATTATGAATTAGCTGATCTAGTTATAGGTCATGAAGATATAAGTACATATAAGCTACAGAATGCTGACAATATACCATCTACACTTATGATGAATAAGTTGTGGAACTATGAGACAACTCTTGGAGATAGTAATAGTACTGGTGTTTTAAAAGCAGTGCATGGAAGAAAGTTTATATGATGTCTGGATGCTTACAGGTATGGCTATTAATTTAGCTCACCTTATAGATACAACAGATCTAACTGTTGTTGACCCTGAGACAGTATTACATTCATCTGCTAACCTCTTGACACTTGATGAAACTTTGCTAGCTGATTTAAAAGCACAGCTTAATTCATACAGTGATGATAAGGCCTTAGCTCTTAAAATAGTTCCTACTATAGACTATACTAAGAATTTACATTTAATGTGGCAGCT